CCCGTACTCTCAGTACGCTGTGGAAGAGATCCCGTTCGATACCATCAGGATCAACAAATACCGCAAGGGCGTAACCCTGGAGGCGATCGCAGAGAAAGGATACGATGCCGCAGTACAGGACACAGACGAAGAGTTTAAAAGCGATCTGCAGAACGTTGTCATGGATAAGCTGTATACACAGTTGAAGGCGGGTTCTCTGACTGATCACGAAAGTACTTGGCAGATGGCGGTTGCTATGGCGATCGGAAAAGTCAAAGACAAATTTAAAAAAATGAAAAGAACGGCTACAGGCGTAGCAGTGTGGGTGAATACACTGGATGTGTATAAATACGTTGGTGCTGCTGACATTACACTGCAGACGGCGTTCGGCTTTGAGTACATGAAGAAATTCCTGGGTGCAGAGGTTGTGTTCGTAAGCTCTGAAATCCCGGAAAACGTTGTTATCGCTACCCCGCTCAATAATATCGTCGGATATTATGTTGATCCGGGCGATTCTGAGTTCGTGAAGGCTGGCCTTAGCTACACAACGGATCCGACTACTAATTTTATCGGCTTCCATGCGCAGGGCACCTACGAGAGAGCAATTTCTGACATGTTCGCTATCATGGGCCTGCGTCTGTTCTGCGAATATCTGGATGCAATTGCTTGCATTTCCGTTGGCGAATCTGATACGCAGACACTTGGAACTCTGAATGTAACATCTGAAGCAGGAACAGAAGCTGGAAAGACGAAGATTTCCGTAAAAGAGCAGATCATGTCCATGAATAACTACTGGAAGTACAAAGATGCAGCATCTGCGACCGCGGTAAAATATGGTGATGATGTGAAAAACTGGAGCAAATGGGATGGAGAATCCGAGATCACATCTACTACCGGTCATCATATTACACTGGTTGAGTGCGACCAGAACTACAAAGCAGTTCGTTCTGGCGACGTAACAGTAGCTGTGAAGAGCTGAGAAAGGGTGATGGTATATGTACAGAGTAATCGAGTATTTTACTGATTTGCAGGACAATGACCATGAATACAGAGCAGGCGATACCTTCCCGCGTGAGGGACTCAAGGTATCCGAAGCCCGCCTGGCAGAGCTTGTATCTGCTGAAAATCTGCGTGGTATCCCACTGATTGAGCTGGTGGAGCCGGAAAAGGCAGGCAAAGGGAAAAGCAAGAATAAGGCAGTAGATTCCTTGACGGAGTAGGAGGCGGCCTATGATCGAAGATCTGAAACTGCTTCTTGGGATGGAAGATACAGACAAAAAGACAGAACAGCAGTTACAGCTGATTCTGAATGCCACGAAACAGCGGCTGAAATTTCTTCTTGGCGGTCTGGAGCCGCCGGAAGAGATGGAATACATCATATTGGATGTTTCGGTCATTCGATTCAACCGGATCGGCTCTGAAGGGCTCTCCTCTCACAGTGTTGAGGGCGAGAGCCTTTCCTGGTCAGAAAATGATTTTGCCGGGTATATGGATGATATCCAGTCCTATCTGGACAGCCAGCGGGAGGCAAGGAAGGGAAAGGTAAAGTTTCTGTGAGATACGATACGCCAATTTTCTTCCGGCGAGTCCTGCCGGGTGAGTATGATCCAACGACTGGAAACTATGCCGACGATCAGGTAACAGAGGTGCGGAAAATGGCATCTGTGATGGATACGCGGGCGGAAATCATGCGGATCGTATACGGCGGGATCCGTCAGGGCAGCGTGACAGTGCAGCTCCAGAACCATTATCAGAAGCCGTTTGACAGGATCCGGATTGGAAACACGACCTACAAAGTGGACTATACGCGGAAATTACGTGTGAAACAGACTTTTATTTTATCGGAGGTGGTTTGATGCCGAAAATCAAGCTGGAAGGAATGGAGAAGCTGCAGGTCAAATTGAAGAAAAATGTGCAAATGAACGATGTTAAGCGGATTGTGAAAAGTAATGGGGCAGCCCTGCAGGAGTCGGCGCAGAGAAAGGTACCGGTGGATACTGGTAACTTGAAACGAAGCATTGGACTTGAGATCCGGGATAGCGGTCTTACAGCGGAAGTGGAGCCTACAGCAGAGTATGCGGCATACGTGGAGTATGGAACCCGATATATGAACGCACAGTCGTATATGCGCCCTTCCTATACAGCACAGAAAGAGAAATTCAAATCTGATCTGAAAAAGCTTACGAGGTGACACGATGGATCCACAGCAGGAATTATTCAGTGCATTGCTTCTGGAATTGAAAAAACAGTATCCAGGCAGTGTGTATGACACGTTTTTACCGCCGGAAGGTACGCCATATCCGTTTATCTATCTGGCGGACAGTGACTTGAATGATCGAGCCAACAAAACGGCTGTATTCGGCACTGTAAGTCAGACAATCCACGTTTGGCACGACAATCCGCGGCAGCGCGGCACAGTTTCGCAGATGCTTCTGCAGATCAAGCAGGTTTGCAGGCATCTGGAACATACCGGCAACTTTTCCTGGTCCGTGCAGGACTTAAATCAGAGAATATTGCCGGACACAACTACCAACCAGCCACTTCTTCACGGAATCGTAGAAGTGACTTTTTTATTCAGTTAGGAGAACAGCATGAGAAATACAATGAATTTGCAGTTATTTGCAGATGCGGTACGCGGTAAAAAGATCGTTTATCTGTACCGCCTTAAAAAAGATGCGGCTAAAAATGCAGCTACAGCATTAGCGTTTACGACAGAGAACGGCAGAACGACAAGCAAGGATGCAGATACCACAGAGACCAAGGACGGCACGATTCGAACCCCGGGAGCAGCCGAGGTTGAGATTACGGCAACCAGTATTCTTGCCAAGGGCGACACACTGATCGACTCTCTTGAAGATGCCATGATCAACGATGAACTGGTCGAGATCTGGGAAGCAAATCTGGATGAACCAGCATCCAGCGGAAGCAATAAATTCAAGGGAAAATATTTCCAGGGTTACGTAACGGAGCTGGAAAAGACTTCGAATGCCGAGGATATGGTAGAAGTATCCATTACCTTTGGCGTAAACGGAACCGGCGAGAAAGGCGATGTGACAGTGACAGCCGCACAGCAGGAAGTAGCGGCATACGTATTTACAGATACGACAAAAACAGGAGCGTAAAAGAACAGTTGAGGGCGAGAAATCGTCCTCTTTTTGATAGTAAAGGAGAAAAATGATATGGAACTTACAATCAATGGACAGGTGTATCAGTTTAATTTTGGCATGGGATTCATGAGAGAAATGAACAAGAAAGTAAGCATGCCGGTAGACGGAGTAAAAGATGCCAAGAAGAATATTGGCCTGAGATACGCTGTGGCAGGGATCATGGACGGAGATGTAGAGGCTCTTGAGGATCTGTTACTCGTAGCGAATAAAGGGCAGAATCCGAGAGCAACTACAGAAATTCTGGATGAATATATTGATGATTCGGATACCGATATCGATCAGCTCTTCGAAGATACGATGGGTTTCTTAAAGAATGCAAATGCTACGAAGAAATGCGTCCAGAATCTCGAGAAGACGATCGAGGAAGAAAAAGCGAAGAAGTAAGTGACATATCCCATGAAGAGGTGAACTTTGAAGAACAATACCGGGAAGTTGCAATCAGCTGCTTCCGGTATCTGGGATTCACATCGTTTGAACAGGTTGATCGTCTGACGATTGCACAGTACGAAATTATGATGGAAGCGCTGAGATATCGAATAGTAGACGACGAATACAGGGCACATCGGCAGGCATTTCTGAATTTTGCTGCCCAGGCGCAGAAAAAATCTGGGAAGAAAACAGTGCCAGTATACAAAAGATTCCGAAATTTCTTCGACTATGAAAAAGAATTAAAAAATGTGAAGGAAAAGAAACATAAGAAGAGCGATCCGCGTTTTGTTGGAATATCCAAGTTGTTAAAGAAAGGAGGGCGAACAGATGGCAGAATCTTATAGCGTAAAAGCGGTTTTGTGCGCGGAAGATAAAAACTTCTCGTCAATGATGAAATCATGTAGCAGTTATGCTGATAATCTGAAAAATACGCTTACAAGTGGAATTGGATTTGGTGCTATGGCGGCGATTGGATCCAAGGCAGTCTCGGCAATCGGAAGCGGACTGAAAAGCTTGACTGCTGGTGCAATAAGCGCTGGCGCGAATTTTGAGAATGCTATGTCGTCTGTAGCAGCTATTTCCGGAGCTACAGGATCCGACTTTGATAGACTGTCTGAAAAGGCAAAACAGCTTGGAAAATCCACGCAGTACACCGCAAGCGAGACAGCTTCTGCGATGGAGTATATGGCAATGGCCGGCTGGAAAGCTGAGGATATGTTAAATGGAATCGAAGGTGTAATGGATCTAGCCGCAGCGTCGGGAGAAGATTTGGCAGGCGTTTCTGACATTGTAACAGATGCGATGACAGCGTTCGGCTTATCAGCAGATGGCACAACCAAAATTATTAAAGATGGTTTTACGAAAGAAGTTTCTAACGCTTCACATTTTGCTGACGTTCTTGCAGCGGCTTCGGCCAATTCCAATACAAATGTTGCCATGTTGGGTGAATCATTTAAATATGCGGCTCCGGTAGCTGGATCGTTAGGCTATAGTGTAGAAGATACAGCCATCGCTCTCGGTCTCATGGCTTCATCAGGATTGAAAAGCAGCATGGCCGGAAGTAGCCTTCGAACTATTCTGACGAATCTTGCAAAGCCAACAGATGATATCAGTGACGCAATGGATTATTTGGGCATATCGTTGCAGAATGGTGATGGCTCGATGAAGTCTCTGATGGACATTGTAACCGATCTGCGCGGTGCATTTGGACAATGCAAAATGCCAATGGATCAGTTCCAAGAGAACCTTGCAAAACTTGACGAAAAGTATGCCAATGGAGAGCTGACAGAAAAGAAGTATAATGAAGCATTAGCAGATTTAACGGAAAAGGCTTATGGAGCAGAGGGAGCGTTAAAGGCCAAATACGCCGCTACGTTAGCTGGAAAAGAGGGTATGTCAGGTCTGCTTTCAATCGTGAGTGCGGCACCAGAGGATTTTGACAAGTTAACCAATGCCATTTATAACAGTGACGGTGCAGCCAAAGAAATGGCAGAGATCAAAATGGATAATCTTCAGCACGATGTCGTGAAACTGCAGTCTGCTATGGAAGGACTTGGAATTACTGCATTCAACCAGGTTGGCGGAAAAATGAGAGGTTTGGTTGGCATCGCAACTGAGACGGTTGGAAAAATTGATGAAAAGCTTGCCAGCGGAAAAGGGATCGAAAAGGCTGTCGATAAAATAGAATCAATGGTTGAGAAAGCAAAACCATATTGGGATATTTTCAAAACGGACGCATTGGAAGCGGGAACGGCACTGGGCAATGCGGCTGGGGCGATCATAGGAGATATCAAGAAGCTTTCAGGTTCTTTTGGTAGCACAGAAAGTATTGAAAATTTCTCTACCACTTTGGGAGAGGTCAAAGATGGAATTGTAGCAGTTTCGGGATTTTTGGAAAAACATTCGGACGCGATTGCAAAAGTAGCGGTGGCACTTCCGAAACTCTTGATTGCATATAAAGGCTTTAAAATCGTTAAGGCTGTAGCACCGTTTGTTGGCGCATTTACAGGAGCTGTTGGAGGGCTGGCAAAGGCTGGACTCGGGAAAATCGCACCTGGGCTATTTGGTGTTTCAAAAGGCCAGGAGGCGGTTGGAAAATCCAGCGGCGGTAGTGCGAAGAAAATGGTAGCGTCTGCCAAGGCTTTTATGATGATGGGCGTTGGAGTGCTGGCGATCAGCGCAGGATTCTACTTGCTTGCACAGTCGGCAATTGCAGTAGCCAATGCTGGTCCGGGGGCAATAGCTGTTTTTGCCGGTTTGATTGGCGTGGTAGTAGGGCTCGCAGTTGGTATGACGAAAATGTTTTCATCTATGTCCGGCGGTTCAAAGAAATTAACAGCGATGGTACCGGCGCTTCTGGCGTTGGGAGCGGCTGTGCTAATGATTAGCGCAGGTTTGGCACTTTTGGCATATTCTTCGATTCAGTTGGCGAGTGCCGGTCCGCTGGCTATCGGCGTAATGGTAGGAATGGTGGTTGCACTTGGCGGCTTGATGCTGGTGGCCAAGAGTGTAGCACCAACGCTTTCGGCCGGAGCGGTTGGATTTGTCACATTTGGAGCCGCTGTATTGATTGCGGCGGCCGGAATGGGGCTGTTATCTTTATCGGCCATTAATCTTGCAAATGCTGGCCCAATGGCTATTGGCTGTATGGTTGGCATGGTTGCAGCTATC